ACTGAAGAATACAATAGAGAAATTAATATGACGTTGCACTGGACAGCTAATCCTATGGATGATGTTGACCCTTCCTTCGTGAGTTTGACTGCTGTATAGTATGGAAGAGAGATTAAACAGAGTAGAGTCAGCTATTACTAGACACGATGAGCAGATAGCTTCTCTGTTTAGTAAGATGAATGATGTTAATGCTCACCTAACTAACATACAGAATACTTTAAATCAGATTAAGTATATAGCTATTGGAATGATAGCCTACTACACGCTGAGTGAGTTTGGTTTCTTCGCGGCATTTAAAGCAGTAAAGAGTGTAGTATGAAGTCCTTACTCTTAGCTTTCTTTCTTCTACTAACTACTCCACTGTATGCTTTAGATGATTTTGACTTAGCTAAGTACGGACCTGATTCAAGGATAGATATAAACAGAACTGGATTCGTTGTTAAGCTTATACTCTATAGAACACAAGAAGAATTAGACGTAGCTTATGAACACATAACAGATACAAAGTTAGAAGAAGGAAAAGGAATAAGAGGTTTTGCTACTGTTAGTATAGAAGATGATGTTTGTTTTGTCCACTTAATTCCTGCACAGTTTTGGGACGATAGAGAATCCCTAACAATAATGGGTCACGAAATATATCATTGTGCTTTAGCCAGTCATAAAGATATGGAGACTGAAGAAGAAGAAAGTTATGATAGTCTATATGAACAAGATAGACAGTTAGAACTTGAATGGCTTAGAGAAGACTATGAAGATATGGGTATTAAAATAGATGAATACTAAACTATATAACACTCCCAACCTAGATGAACTAGAGAACGGACCTTGGCCCAGCTTCGTAACTGGTATGAAGAGACTTGCCTCTGACGACCACGAGGGTGCTAGTATGGTACGAGATGTCCTTGCTACCCTAGAGACCTCTTACGTAACTAAGAAAGGTTACTGGAAGGGAGGCACAGTAGGTGTGATAGGATATGGTGGTGGAGTAATCCCTCGCTTCAACGAATTAAAAGATGAAGATGGTAACACTAAGTTTAAAGACGCTACTGAGTTCCATACTCTAAGAATACAACCACCTGCAGGTATGCACTATACCTCTGACCTACTAAGAAACCTATGTGATACCTTCACAGATAATGGTGGCTCTGGTCTTATTGGTATGCACGGACAGTCTGGTGATATTATGTTCCAGGGTGCTACAGAAGAAACCACACAGAAAATCTTTAATGAATTAAACGAGATTGGTTTTGATATGGGTGGAGCAGGTCCAGCAGTTAGAACAGGTATGGCTTGTGTAGGTGCTTCTAGGTGTGAGATGTCTAACGTAAACGAACAGGCTGTATTAAGAACATTGGTTAATGCTTTCTTAGATGATATGCACAGACCAGCCCTACCTTACAAGATGAAGTTCAAAGTGTCTGGTTGTGCTAACGACTGTATGAACTCTATTGAACGCAGTGACTTTGCTACTATCGGTACGTGGCGTGATGATATTAAAATCAATCAAGGGCTGTGGAAGAAGATGGTTGCCGATAAAGGTATAGACTATGTTTTTGATAACATAACATCACGTTGTCCTACACAGTGTATGAAGGTTGAAGCAGACACTTCATTAACTATTGACAACAAGAACTGTGTTAAGTGTATGCACTGTCTAAACGCTACCTCACCACTGACTCATAAGTATATTGAGAAGGGTGCACCAGCTGAAGCAATACTAGCAACAGGTGATGACAAGGGTGTAACTATCTGTATGGGTGGTAAGAGAACTCTTAAGATTGGTGACTTGTTTGGTACTGTAGTAGTACCTTTCCTTAAGTTAGATACACCTGAAGACTATGAGTACATAGAAGAATTAGCAGGAGAGGTGATAGACTTCTTTGCAGAGAACGCTTTAGAGCACGAGAGAACTGGTGAAATGATTGAGCGTATCGGTATTGTTAACTTTATGGATGGTATAGGTTTAAACGTAGACCCTAATATGGTGAGTAGTCCTAGGTATATGTCTTACGTTAGGTTAGACAAGTGGGACGAAGAAGCAGTCAAGTGGTTTGAGAATAAGGCAGAGGCAGTGGCATAATGAAACTACTCGCAGCCTTACTACTAGTGTTAACTTTAAGTGCTTGCTCTCCCTTTGGGATGATAACAGGTATGTTTAGTTCTACTCCTGATGTAGATGTTCAGGTAGGTAAGACTAACGAGAAGGTAACTGGTATTAAGACAGATGAGTTTGCTATATCAAAGATTGAAGACAACACTAAAGCAGAAGAAGTAAACAGAGCAGAGGATACTGTAGTGGGTAATGTTAAAGGTGATGTATCTATAGACGAGAGAGTACCCTTCTGGATTTGGTTTGTTGCTATCTTAGGTTGGTTATTACCTTCACCTTCAGAGATATATAAAGGATTAGGACAATTGTTTATTAACATTAAGAGGTTTATAAAAGAATGACGTACAGGGAAATTATTAATAATGTCTTAAGAAGACTAAGAGAAGATACTATTGACTCAGATTGGACTGGTAGTCTTAATACTAAACCTACAGGAACGTCAGATTATCAAGTGATGATTGGTGATTTTGTTAATGACGCTAAGAAAGAAATAGAAGATTCTTGGGATTGGTCTGCATTAAGAAGAATAGAAACTGTCTCTACTGTAGCTGATACTCGTACATATAACCTAGCCAGCACATCTCAAAGTACTAGAATTATGACAGTACAGGAGCAGGGGCAGGGCGGTACACTACAAAACGTACCTTCTAGCTGGATTGAAAAGTCACGTTATCCTTCAGAAACTTCTGGTATTCCTAGTTATTTTTCTATTGTAGGGACAAGTGGTGGTTTATTAACAGCTCAGTTATATCCTAAACCAGATGCTGTTTACTCTGTTGACTTTCATCTAACTGACCCACAAGATGATTTAACAGCTGCAGCAACAGTCTTGACAATTCCTGAATATCCTGTTATACTAGGGGTATGGGCCAGAGCTATTTCTGAGCGTGGTGAAGATGGTGGAACTATGACAGATATGGCTCAATTACAATATCAATCAGCACTTTCTGATGCTATCGCACAGGATGTTGGTAGACACTCAGATGAGGTAACTTGGAATGCCGTCTAAACCGATACAACCACTTGTATTAGACTCTATAGGAGTCTATGGTTTAAATAGACAGGCCTCACCGTCTTCTCTTGAACATCAGTGGCTAACATCCGCAGATAATATTATGTTGGATGATAGAGGTAGGATTACTTCTAGACAAGGAATTAAACAACTGACTACTACTATTGGTACTTCAACAAGTAATAGTTATATTGTTAAATCTATTGGTGAATATAAATCTTCTACTGGTGATACTACTTTATATGTCGGTGCTAATGATAAAATTTATAAAGTAAACACAGCTAACACACCATATACTTTAGATGCTCAAACTTTTACAGGTACACCACAAACAATAACAAACGGTAATTGGGAGTTCTGTAACTTTAATAATAAATTCTACGGGGTACAAGCAGGGCATAAACCAATCTATTTTGATGGTACTAACTGGATGGACTTAGAAGATACTTCTGGGTTTAACTATCCATCTGGTCTTGATACTTCTACTTTTACTCCTACTTCTTGTCTAGGTGATTTTGGTAGACTATGGGTTGCTGGAGTTGATGGAGATAAAGATAAAATTTATTTCTCTGATACTCTAATTGGACATCAGTTTTCTACAGGAGCCTCTGGTTATTTAGATTTAAAAAGTGTATGGGGTGGTGATGTAATTGTTGCTCTTTCATCCTTTATGGGTAAATTAATAATCTTTGGTAAAAAGAATATTGCTATTTATAATGACCCTTGGGACCCATCAGCTACATCTTTCCAGCTTGATGAATTAATTAAGAACGTAGGTTGTGTAGCTAGAGATTCTGTACAGCCATTAGGTGATGATATTATCTTCTTAAGTAACTCTGGTCTTCGCTCTTTAAATAGAACGATGATTCAAGATAAGATGCCACTGACAGACTTATCTAAGAATATTAAGGATGAGTTAACTGTTCATATTGTTAACGCAGATATGGACCAGGTTAAGGCTCAGTATTGTATCTGTGGTGGTTATTATGTTTTAGCTTTCCCTGATAGGAATATTGTTTATGCCTTTGATTTTAAAGGTATTAATCCTGACCAGACACCACGAGTAACTACTTGGAATTTTAGTACTAAGAAGATGCCAAAGTCTTTCTTATCTACTTCGGAAGGTAAGATGTATGTTGGTAGTGGACACTCAACTTATAAAGGTAGAGTTGGTATCTACTTAGATTATTATGATGTAGAAAAGAATGATATTACAAGTACCTATGGAACAGAAACTCTTTGTGAGGCAGCAGGACATACGTGGGAGTCA